GCCCGCTTGATTGGTGTCCCTGCCATCAGTCGCTCACATGCACATAGGTGCTCACATCTTCGTAGTCCATGTCGTAGCCATCGACTGCCACGACGTCAAAATTGGAGTAGCGCCGCCTCACAGGCTCCGGTCGCTCTTGCCGCGTCGCTCGAGGAGACGGCCGGTTGCGTATCTCTTCGGCGTAAACACGGCGCCAGAGCTTCTCTGAGGTCGTGAACCTATGCCCGCAGGTCAGGCACTCCCGCCGACGCCTCGCCTCGGTCGGGAACTGGTAGACCTTCACGACCTCGCTAGGCTTGGAGCACTTCGGGCATTTCATCTGTCGGGCAGCTCGGCCTTTGCCATCTTCAGCCAATCTTCCAAGGGCTGCACCACGAGGAACTCACGCTTGTCGCCCCGGCAGATGACCACCGGGATCTCGTAAGGCGCGCACGCTGCCTTCGCCTGGTCGACCCAATCGTAGACGGCGATGCTCTTGCGTCGCTTCACCTCGACCACGAACCGGCCAAGTCGAATGTCGCAGCCACCGTCTCGAGCCTGCCCGAGCTCACGCTTCACGACCCATCCGGTCGCCTGGCTAATCTTGTCGCAAACTTCTCGTTCGGTCTCGGCGCCGCGTTGTCGTTGTCTGATGCCCATCACCACCTCGCAGTCAATCGGCCCAAGTCTACCGCATAGCACAGGCCAGCAATCAAGGGACGCAGCCGGCGCCGCATCCGTTGGTCTCGTTTGCTCTGCCGGGTCTGCTCCCTGCGACGCTCGAGGTTCGCCTGGTAGTAGGCTCGATGGTACCGGGTGCGCTTGTCGGCCCACGGCTCCGGCTGCCTTGACTCATCGACGGCCTGGGCCACGATGACTCGCACCTGGTTAGCCTCGATGGTCTGCCGCGCCATCTCGCTGATCTGCTCGATCGTGCGACCTTTCTTCCGGTGCCCCTCTCGATGGTACCGGTGAGGCAAACCGCCCGTGTTCTCGGTCAGGCAGACCGGGCAGAGCTTAACGACCTTTTTCATCCGCTACCTTCCAGAGCAGGTTGATGCTGGGCGGCTTCTCGCCTCTCGCGTTCTCGGCGAGCTCTGCCGCCTCTTCGAAGGTTGAAGTCACCCCGAGCCACCGCGGGATCACCCGCCCGTCGGCGCCCATGCGCCAGACGACATACTCGACCTTATCTCCAACCCGCTGGCCCCGGATACAGAACCGGCCATCCGTTGACGCCTTGTCCCAGAACGGGTCATCCATCCACTCGAGCGGCCCGGTGTGGTTGAGGTCAATCTTCTGCTGGCTCACGCCGGCCACCTCGGGTCAATGCCGACCTCGCCCTTGGCGTCTTGGTAGTGGACGACCTTGGCCCCGAAGTGGGCTTGGAAGGTCTTGAGCACCCGGAACCCCTCCTCACCTAACCCGTCGACCATCCTCCGGCCGAAGGCCGTGTCGGTCTTGGCTGGTTCAAGTTCCAAGGCCGGGTACGGTACAAAAGGTACGAGTCCTAAAGGACTCTCGTACCTTTCGTACCCGGTTCGTACGGTACGAACGGGTACATTTCGTACCTTTCGTACTTTTCGTACCTGATTCTGTCTCATTTTTGCCACAGTTACTTGCCCTCCTTCGACAGTTTGTAGCCCCCGACGGTGCCCGTCATGAAGGGCGAAAATGCCAGCGCCTCGGCGGCCGCGTGGGCGGTCGTCTTGCTCATCGCCGCCTCCCTGCCGATCTGTCGCAGGTCCGGCAGCGACCAGATCATCTCCGAGTCGCTGCCCTTCTGACGCTCCCTCAGCGCCGTCAGCAGCTGCCGCTGCGCCTTGCCCTGCGGCATCGGCTCGCGCTCCTTGCGCCCCGCCGCGGCGGTCTCGCGCATGACCAAAGACTTGACCCGCTCGCCGTACTTGTCGGCGCGCCCCAGGTCCACCTCGGTGGCCTCGTAGGCGACCGGCGCCATGCTCGCGGTGTCCTTGAACCGCTCGCGGGTGACGTTCACGACCATCGCCTGGACATCGGGCCGCTCGACGATGTACTCGGCGTCCGGGTTGGCCATGAGCGCCGACGCGCCTCGCGGGCGCTTGCTGTCGCCGTGGCCCGAGTGCGCCACGAGCAGCACCGTGGCGCTGTACCGCTCCCGCAGCCCGATCGTGAGCTTGGACAGGTACTCGGCCACCTCCTGGTTCGAGTTCTCGTCTAGCCCGGCGGAGAACTTGCTGAAGGTGTCCACGATGATCAGCGCCGGGCGGATGCCGGCCTCGTCGATGCCCTGCTGGAGCGACCCCATGTCCGCCTCGGCGTTGAGGTTGGCGACCGACTCCAGCGCGAGCAGCCGCAGCTCGTCGAGGGTGCGCCCGTTGCCGTGCTCCTGCACCCACGCCTCGGCGCGCCGCCCGAGCCCCGCGCCCTCGCCCGAGAGGATGACGACCGGGTTGCCGGCGGCGGCTATGCGCATGGCCCAGTCGAGCGCGATAAAGGACTTGAACGACGCGCGCGGCCCGGCGAGCACGGCGAGCACGTTCGCCTCGAGCACGTTGTGGATCAGCCAGGTGGCCTCGCGCCGCTCGGCGACGATCTCTCCGATGGCGCGCAGGATAAGGCGGCGGCCGGGCGTTGCGTTTGTCACGCCTGGCGTTACGGACGCAACATCCGGCTCGTGGCTGCGGGTCATGCCATGCGCCTCCGGCGTGTCCTGCCACGCCTCGGGTGGCGGCATGTCTGGCAGGTCTGCGGGCGGCTCGGGCGCGGTCAGGCGCACGTCCGGGACGGTGCCGCCGAACTTGCGCACGGCGCTGGCGGCCATCGGCTCGATGCGTGTGCGCAGGTCGATGCCGTCGCCGTTGAGGCTGGTGCCGTTGGCGAGCAGGTCGTCGAGGGCTGCCACGATGTCGTCGTAGGGCATCCCGCGCGCGGCCCAGCGGGACGAGAGCTTGAGCATGGCCTCGTAGCGCCCCTCGCCGCGGTTGAATGCTTCGAGGAGCTGCTGGTTGCTGCGGGTATCGCGCCCGGTCTTGGGGTCGGTGCCTTGTGCCTGGTGGAAGAGCGGTTCGAGGTCCACGGCCTGATCGACGCAGCGGCCGTGCGTCTCGAGGAACTTGTACCGTGCGCCGCGCACCTGCCCGAAGTAGAACGACTGCGAGAGCGTGAAGGATTCGCGGGAGGCGATGCCGCCCAGGGCGCGGTTGGCGCGCGCGACGAAGGTGGCGCGCTGTGCCGGCAGGGCGGCCTCGGAGAGCGGCAGGATGGCGCGCCAGCGTGGTGCGCCCTCGGTGTAGGACGCCGAGGTGTAGATGACGGCGGTGAGCCCGGCGGCCTGTAGGCGCGCCTGTCCCTCCTCCGGCGTGACCATCTCGCCGTCGTAGTCCACCTCGACGCCGTGGACGCGCACGACGTTCCCGGCGTGGCGGAGATACCCCTTGTCCGAGAGGTTGTCGCCGTACTCGCAGAGCGAGAGCAGCGGGCAGGCCGCCTTCGACATATAGGCGGGCGGGTTGGCGAGGGTGCGGACGAGCTCGACCCATGGCGCGTCGGCGTGCTCGGTCTTGGCCTTGGGCCACACGTCCGGGAAGACGGTGTAGGTGATGAGCGGGCCGGGGTCGCCGGTCCGGGTGATGGTCTTGGTGGTCAAGCTCGCGCTCCTTTCCTGCTGTTGCACGACCGGCACAGTAACTGGTATGTGGCCCGGCTGGCGTGAAACTCCAGCCATTCCGTGAATTGCTCGTGCTCCAGGCACGCCCCGGCGCCCTGCACTTCCCGCGTGCGCAGCGGACCACGCTCCTCGAGGAATGCTGCCGCGATGTTGATGAACGGCGGTTCCTTGTGATCGACGGTCAAGTCGTCAGCGCCGCCGCACGCCGCGCAGGCTGTCGCGCCAATGAGATCGCGCGCGGTGCGCAGCTCCTCCGCGATGGCAGTGCGCAGGGTCTTAATGTCCCTGTTCCGGCGCCGCGCCAGTTCGCCAGCTTCGGGGTCACGAGCATAGAACAGGGTCAGGGCGTTGCGCCACGACCATTGAGATGGCTCCGACTCTCCCGGCCTTGCGGCGTGTAGGTGCCTGGTGTCGCTCGGGAAGGCGACATTCCTGCGCCGGAATGCCGCGGCCAGTTCCGAGCCGGTCAGGCGGCAAAGCGCCTCCCGATCTGCGTCCGACCATCGGGCATCGTAGGGCTGACGGTCTATCAGTTCCCTGATGGCCGCTGTGGCTGCCGCCTTCGATGGCCGGGTCATGGGTAGAGATCCGGCCGCAGCTTCTGCCTGGAGACGCCGCTCGCGGCCTCAAGCGCTATCGCCTTGAGGGCTGGGACTTTCCCGCGCCTCGTCCAATCATGCACTGCCTGCTGAGTGACGCCGAGCGCCTTGGCGGTCGCCGTCTGTCCGCCGAGGATGTCCACGGCGTGGAGCAGGGCTATGGTCTCTGGTCTGGGCTTTTTCATGGCCGACAAGCCTAGTTTGTCCATCCGGGGCCGTCAACCGAAAAATATTCACAAAGGGGGCTTGTATCCTGTCCCGGCCTGTGCCACTATCCTTTCCACGGGCGGCGATGTTGCCGACCGGAAGCGATAGAAGGAGACAAAAATGAACATCAGCGAATGGCTTGAGTACGCTGCGGAGTGTGCCTACGAGGCTCGTGAAGCCTATTACGCGGCGCAGAACATCTGCCCCAGTTGCGGCGGCATGGGCGACCACGGCGTCGAAGAAGACACGGGCTGCCTGTTCACCTGCTACAGCTGCGGCGGTACTGGCCGCTACCACAACGAGGTGGCAGCATGACTCCCCTCGAGGCCGCCTTCTGCGCCGCCGTCGGGCTTCTGGCGCTGATTTTCTTCGGCGTCTTGGCGCTCTTCATGTGGAGCCGCCCCGCGCCGTGGCCGTGCCTACGCGACCGCCGCGAGCGGCTGCCGCACCCGACCATCCGCGCGCGCGTCGTGCAGCCGGGCAAGTATTCGCGGTGGTTCGTATGAGCGCCCCGGTCGATAACTTCTACAAGAGCCTTGAGCGGACGATGGGCCTGCGAGTAGACGCCGCGAGCGTCACCGCCCCAACCCGCGCGCGACTCTGCGGCGTCAGCGTCGGCGAGTTGGCGCAGGCGCTGCGGTTCTCTGGGCTTTCCATTTTTACGGGCCACGACGGCGTGGTCGAAGTGCGAAGAGTTGATTCACAACAACAGGAGACGAAGTGATGAGCCTTTACGTTAGCGCCGCCTCTGGCGGCAGTTTCGAGCCCCGCAAGCCCATCGAGGCGGGTGCGTATGCGGCCGTGTGCGACATGGTGGTGGACCTTGGCGTCCAGCCGTCACCCGGCGGCCAGTTTGCGCCGAAGCGCACGGTGGTGCTGCGGTTCCAGATACCGGAGATCCGGGTCGAGATCACGAAGGACGGCGAGACCAAGAGCCTGCCGGCGGTCATCTCGCGCACCGTCGGCCTCTCGCTCAACGAGAAGAGCACGCTCTACGCGCTGCTGACCTCGTGGCGCGGCCGGGCGTTTACGCCGGAGGAACTCAAGAAGTTCGACCTCTCGAAGATCTGCGGCAAGCCGGCGTTCATTAACATCACGCATAGCGTGAAGGGCGACCGCACCTACGCCAACTTGACCAGCATCATGCCGTTGCCGAAGGCGATCCCGGCTCCGGTGATGGAGGGCGAGGCGCTGGTGTACTCAACGGACGCGCCAGACCCTGCGATTTTTTTGCAGCTCCCGACCTGGATGCAGGACAAGATCGCCGCCCGCATCGTCGACGCGCCGAAGGCGGCCCCGAAGCCTGCCGCCGCGCCTGCGGCGCTGGCGTCGGACTTCGCCGACGACGACTTGGCGTTCTGATCGTGCCCACGCCACGACAAGGGTACAAGGCAGCAGACGGGAAGAAGATCCCGTCGGTCACCACGGTCCTCAAGATTAAGGACCCCGGGGCGCTCATCAACTGGGCGTACAAGCAGGGCCGCGAGCACGGGCTGCTGGAGGGCCAGGGCAAGGACGCGCCGGGCGGTCTTTACGAGGGCAACGACATCCTCGCCATCGGGACGTGCGTCCACGCCATGTGCGAGGCCTGGGTGAAGGGCGGTAGCCCGGTGGAGGTGCTCGAGAAGAGCATCGCCGCCGAGACCGTCACCGACCCGATATCGTTCCGCGCGCGCGCATCGTCGGCGTACTCGGCCTTTGAGTTCTGGTGCAAGGGCACGCAGCTCCAGATTGTCGACTGCGAGGTCAAGGTCATCAGCGAGGCGCACCGGTACGGTGGCACGCTCGACTTCATTGGTAAGCTCGACGGCAAGCTCGTGCTCGGGGACTTCAAGACCTCGAACTCGGTCTGGCCGGAGATGCTGTGCCAGTTGGCGGCCTACGCCAAGGCGTACGAGGAGACGACCGGGAACCGGATCGACGGCGGGTACCACCTGCTGCGGTTCTCGAAGGAGAACGGTGACTTCGGCCACCACTACTACCCTAGCCTGGACGACGACGCCTGGCCGGCGTTCCTGCACCTGCGGGCGCTGCACGATCTGAACGAGAGGCTCAAGAAGAGAGCGGCCTGATCCACCCTCGAGTCTGGCGATACCCACTTCGGAGCCCGGCCCCGTCCAGACAGCCGGCCTGATTATGAAGTACCTTTCAGTCTGCAGCGGCATCGAAGCCGCATCCGTCGCCTGGCACCCGCTCGGGTGGGAGCCGGTGGCGTTCAGCGAGAGAGACAAGTTCCCGTCTGCGGTGCTCGCGCACCACTACCCCAACGTGCCGAACCTCGGCGACATGACCAAATTCCAGGAGTGGCCTGATGAACCAGTTGACCTTCTTGTCGGAGGAACCCCCTGCCAATCCTTTAGCGTCGCGGGGCTCCGCAAGGGCCTCGAAGACCCTCGAGGAAACCTCATGCTCACGTACCTTGCGATCGCTCAGCGTTACCGGCCTCGATGGCTTGTTTGGGAAAATGTCCCCGGCGTCCTGTCATCGAACGGAGGACGGGATTTTGGCACCTTCCTCGGGGCGCTGGGGGAGCTGGGGTATGGGTGGGCCTACCGAGTCCTGGACGCTCAATGGTTCGGAGTGGCCCAGCGCCGCCGTCGTGTGTTCGTTGTCGGATATCTTGGAGACTGGCAGCGTGCCGCAAAGGTTCTTTTTGAGCGCGAAAGCGTGCGCCGGGATTCTCCGCCGAGCCGGGAAGCGCGGCAAGGCGCTGCCGGCGGCGTTGGCGGTAGCGTTGCAAACGGCAGCGCAGGAGTAACGCCGCACATTTTCAAAGTCCGCGGCGGCGTCGAGCGCGAGGATGGCAGCCGCGGCAGCACCAACATCGGCAAGCAGGCGGGCAAGGGCTACCTCGGCAGCGAGGAGCGCGCCTTTACGCTGGCGGCGGCGCAAGATCAGTTTGTGGCGCAGCCCGTCGCATGGTCGCAAGAGGTCGCCGACCCGCTCACCGCGAACGAGGGTCGCACCTACACGCACGAAGGCAGCAACAATTTCCGCACGCGCAACGTGCAGGCCGTAGCACAGCCTGCGGCCACCGCCACGCAAGTCCGCCGCCTCACGCCCGTGGAGTGCGAGCGGCTGCAAGGCTTCCC